ATAACCTCTCTCTGGTCAGCCTTTGACTCTAATTCTTTTTTTAACGCATCTATATCGTATTGCATAAAACCAAATGCTAATATCACAGCACATATCATAGTAAAGATAGTTATAACATTTTCAATAGATATATTTGTATTCAACTTCACGCTCTTCTTACTTTCCTAGCTACTGACTTACTGTATTTAGCTTTTTGTTTACCAGCCTTACTAGCCGCTCTTTTCTTTCTGTTAGTCGCTGCTTTTTGACTGGGGCTAAGACTTTTCCTTACAGACTCTGGTAAATACCTACCTCTCTTAGCTCTTGGTTTTTTCTCATCACCCTTGCTAACATAATCCCACTTCTGCTTTGACCACTTAGATAGTCTATTACTAGAAGATTTAGCACCCTTATAGCCACCACCTCTTTTCTTATAACGCTTTGTGGCGATTTGGGCTTTACGAGCACTCCATTGTCCCGGTCTACCCCCAGAACTACCAGCCTTCACAGAAGCTACAATGCGTTTCCACATTTTCTCGTTAGTCTTTTTTGCTGTCTTAGCCATTACTTTTTTATCTTTTTTACCTTACCATTTTTTGTTCTGGCAAACTTATGCGTTTTAGTTTCTCTTATTAGTGTGCCGTAGTGCTTTTTACCACCCCACATCCAACTTACTTTTCTAGCCACTACTTCTTTTTATGTTTCATTTGCACCTTAAATGATGCCATTAAACTAGCACCCTTATGAGGTTTGTATCCACCTCTAGGATTCTTCATAAGTTTTACACCCTTACCAGATTTCATCCAATGATAACCTTTTGGTGCTTTTACTTTCTTATTCATTTTAACTACCTTTCTTCCATTTCATGGATTTAGATTTAGTTTTACTAGGACTCCACTTAACTCGATTTGCCCAATAGGCGGCACTGAGCTTGCCCTTAGCTATATTTTTTGCATGGCGACTTTTAAACGCCTTACGTTGTCCTACTGTTTGATTAGTCTTTACGCCTTGTTGTCCAAAACGAATTGTCTTTACTTTATCACCCACCTTAGCCACAACTACATGGGACTTCTTAGGATGACTGGGCGTACGCTTTGGTTTATTAAAACCTGATACACCAGCTCTAGCTAACCTTGGATCTTTCTTTTTTGGCATTATAAATCTCCTTTATTTCTTAATCTCTCCAACTCCCTTTCAAGGTATTCAAGTCGTTGATTTTGTTTAATGTCAGCAGGTATTTCAGCATCTTGATTCTTTTCTGCATCTTCTTCTAAATCTACTATGTGTGACTCATTCATTGCTACCTGATATTCTAAAAAAGAAACCCTAGCGTTTAACTGACTATACCCCCAAACAAGCATTACAATAAATGTTACAGCCTGAATAATAAAAGGTAAAGATATATTTAAACTACTACTATCTGATATGGGCTTAGTGTTTTCCATTTAACCTACTTATCACTCCTTTTATTTCAGATACCTGATTATCTAAATCATTTATTTCCTTTGTTAAATCATCAAACTTTCTATCCATTCTTTCATCTGATTTA